GCTTGTTGCGTAGGTTCAGGCACACCAAGTCTAAATTCTTCGTTTAATGATGCAAAAGGATTGTTGCTCATAGTAGGTGGGTTCGCATCTGAATTTGTAGCGCCTGCAAGAAACCCCATTGCTTTTGGACGATTTCTAAAACTTTGCGCCGTATCAACAAGAGAATTAACGTATTCTGGATGTTCTGCATAACCGCCTTGTTTTAAGGCCGTTGCAAATTTAACTGAATCACTACCTGAACCAACAACACTTGGGTATTTTCGTCGAATTAAATCAACATAATGTTCACCAAATGCTTCTGGTGTTTCAAATGCTCGATATTTGTCGGTACGCCCGTTGTAATTATCAACAGCAGACACGCCGCCGCCTGAGAAATCCATAATGTTGCCAAGATTGTTTGTGCCAGGGATGATTCCTTTACCCCAACCCGTTTCTAAACCCCATTGACTTAATAGAAGATCAGGACTAACGCCCAATTGATCGCCAACCTTTGTTGCCAAAGGTGCATATTGCGACGCAAAATCTTCTAAATTAGCCATTATTTAATTCCGTACTTTTGACGCATCGTAATAGGTTTGCCATCAGCAGACCGACCAATCGGCATATCAAAGACTGAGCCTTCAATTTTTGACCATTCGGTGCTGATTGTTCCCAATTTTCCTTTATGAACTTGTGGCATATCTGCCGCTTTTTGGAAATACCCTGATTTCCGTTGATCTTGCAATGCCATAGCTTGTGCAAGGTCAAGCGTAAAGTCTTTAGCTTGCGGGGTGTCGGAAAGCATAACAAAAGTTTCTCGACCAGTAATTGCATCACGTTCTGTTTGTGGCCCTTTTTGTGATGCCAACCGATCAAGCAATGCTTTTGATCCTTCTTTTTGAAATATTTGAGCGTTTGTTGCAAATTTTTCAGCATCTTTAACGCCTACTGCCGCAAGCATATTGGCAATATTTGCTTTAGTTTCAGTACCAAACCCAGTTTGAAGATCGGTATTTCGCAACACAGAAACGCTATCAAGCGTCTTTTGTGCTGTTTGACCTTGTAAGAAAACAGGTGCAGCTACGTTTTTACGCCAATCTTCATTTAACCCAATATCAGCGGCCTGCATAACAGGGCTTTCTTTGGTTATAACTGGTGTCGTTCTTGTTGGCTGATTAGTTTGAACACCAGTTAAAGGCAATCCCATATTTGCAGCTTGAGTGGTTGCAATCGTTCTACCTTGTGGATCAAGTGCTTCTGCTGGAGTTGTTTGCGCTCTACCTAAACCTGTACCAAATGCTTCTGCTTGGTTAATTCCTGCAACTGTTGGGCCGTAACCCTGAACTGGACTAGCAACTGCACCAGTCGGTGTGATTGACATTTGAACGCCACCTTTTGGCGCAATATATGTTGGCATAGATTTGCCCGCTGGAACTAATGCGCCACCTTCAGCTACAGTTGTCGGTGCAACATATCCTTGTTTAAAAGCAACTTCTTTCATGTATTGGTTATATTCTGGGCTGTCTTTGCCAAACACCGCACTAATATTTTTCATTTCAGACGTTGGCTCAAGTTGCTTAACCAAAGCCTTTAAATATTCTTGTTGCCCCATATTACGCACAAGCATTGCGTTAAACCGTGGGTCGCTGTTTAACATGGGCATACGCCCTGCTTGTGGCGCTACTTGTCCTGTTTGTGGCGCTTGAGCCATATCTGGCGCACTAATTGGCATTGCTTGGGCAACAAGCTCTGGGGGTTGTTGTGTTGGTGTAAACGCTGAACCTTCGCTAAATACAGTTGCGTTTGATGGTGCTTGAGTTAACGCTTGCGCTAATTGTTTTGGTTTAGCTTCAATGGGTGGCAAATTGCTTAAAGCTAAATCAGCATTTTGTGCTTTCAATGCCAACTCTTGCCGAGCTTGATCTGCTTCATCGCCTTGACGTCCCGCAAAATATCCTTGCAGAACTTTAGCAATACCAGATAAAGGCGAAATAGGCGCTTGAATACCTTGGTATCCACCAACTTCAATAGGTTGCAAGGCTTGTTGTTGCAAAATTTGAGCCAATTGCTCACGCCTAGCAATTGAACGGTAATCCTCGTCATACGGCCCTGGCGTTCTGTAGCCTTGTTGAGTTGGAATATTAGGAAACATAGTTGCCATGACTTACCCCGTGTAATTGTTAGCAGTCATTGTTGGCGCTTGAGCGTTAGCCGAATCAAACATACCGCCAGTCTGAGATTGACCAAGTTTTAACCGAGCCATGTAATCTCGATAATCTTGCATTTGACCTTGTTGGCTGGCTTGTTGGTACATTTTCATGGCATCAGATGCGCCGCCAAACGGGTTTTGAGCCTGTGGCATTTGTCCCATGTCTTGACCTTGCAATGGAGTCGTTTGCTGCTGTTGTTGCAACATTTGAGCCATTTTTTGCTGCGGAGTCATGTTGACGTATTGATTAAGCATCGCAATTCCTTAATAACTCTAAAGTAGGCAACAAGGCAGACTTTAGTGCCGCCATGTTTATTTTATATTTTTCATGCAAATTCGGGTGTTTTTCTTTCATCCAAGCCACTCGATCCGCTGAGTATGCCAAATACGCTGTGCAATCGTAACAATCAAGGCTTGAATGGTCGATTGCATAATGTTCTGGTAACTGGCATTGAGTTTTTAAAAACGCCAAAACTTGCTCTTTAGTCCATGTTTCTATCGGTTGAATGTAAGTCACACCATTGACTACCAACCCGTGCCGAGCCGTGGATTTGTGGCTTTCATCAAGCCTTTGCCCACGGATCAAATGCGTAATTCCACGTTTTGCAATTGCCTCTGTCAGAGGTTGCCCTACGTTTGCCCAACAACAATTTAAATAACTTTGTACCCGTACTGGTTTATCGCCTGAAAATTGCATACCTTCAAGGCTATGGTCAATCGGCACAATGTCGCTTGGATAACCGTAAAACTTAATCTGCTGCTCTTGGTCTGACTTGACCTCAATAAACTCAACTGCCTCTGACTTCACTTGGTCAACGATCTCAATGGTTTCAGGATACGTTTTGCCTGTATTTACCCAAAACACTACAGGATTTTTTTCACGGTATAAATACCAACACGCTAGAGAATCCTTCCCACCTGAGAAAGCCAATCCAAGCATTAAAACGCCATTGCAGCCATTGCCGCAATTGATGTAATACCCTGCGTTGTTGCATTATTTCCTGCTTGTTGAATACCGTATGTTTGATTTGCTGCCTGACCCGCTGCTTGTGTACCCGCAAATATCGGCGCTGGCGCAACGCTTGTGCCTGCGTAACCTTGAAATTGTGGCAACTGGATCTGCGAGCCGCCCAAAAGTCCAATAACTTCGTTAATTGGTTGCGCCCGTAATGCCAAGTCTTGCGCCAGCTGCTGTTGTTGTGCTGTGTTTTTAAACTGAGCCTTGTTCAGTCCTTGGCTATATTGAGTGCCTTGGGTGGTCATTCCTTGACCGTAATTTTGACCCATTGCGGTGTTGTATAGTCCTGCGCCGGACAAATTTGCAGCGTTAGCAAAATTGCCTTTTGCTAATTCTTCTTGCAATTGTTGATTGCGAGCAGTCATGTCAAGGTTAATACCCGACAAAGCCGCTTGGTTATACAAATCGTTAATTTGCTGCGAACGATTACGGTACGCTGCGTCGTAGGCGGTTGTGCCAGGCGCTAAACCCTGATTTGCCAATGCTTGTTTAAAAGACGTATCGCCTGCTTGAATCGTTGGGTTCAAACGCTGAAGTATTAAATCTTGCGCCGTTGTTCCCGCATTTAGCGGCATTTTAGAAAAGTCACGGGTATCGACAGAAGTTGTTAAAGGCACTCTTGATACAGCGTTGTAATTTTCAGCCAACGGCACGGCACTATAACCACCAAAATCGTGTTCAATTGCCGTTGTCGTTGGCACAAACGGTTTAGATAATGTCTCGTAAGCATTTGCAATGCCGACTTCGCCAAGGTTAGCTAAAGCACTTTGCACACGTTGTTGCGACGCTAAAGTCTGTTGCGCTTGTGGTGTTAATACGTCGGTAATTGTAGGCTGACCGCCGCCAGTTGTGTATTCTCCACGGGTAGGCGCTGCGCCTCGTTTTGCTTGTGCAGCATCGTAACCCGCTTGGTCAAAATAATTTCCAGTTTCATCTTGGCGAAAATATTGATTGCGGTCTACGTTATTAGCGTTGTATTTAGCCAACGATGCATCAAAACCTGATTGGTCAAATGTCGGGTTTGAGTAAGTTACCGTCCGATTTCCAAACGGCGTAATCATGTTTGGGTTTGACATGATATTAGACAGCTTTGCAGACTCAAGGTTGCTTTTACCTTGTTCTTTAGCTGCGCCTAAATAATCCGGTGTTGGTGGTGCTGATGCTGACTTACCCATGTTCTACTCCTAGAAATCGGCAATTTTCTCGTGCCAATGTCAAAAATATAATATCGCCATCGAGTGAGGCATCTTTTAATCTTGCTTCTTCAGTAAAACCCATCTTAGTTACCAATTTTATGCTTTTTGCATGATTACTGACTACAGGAACAATAATCTTTTTGCACTCACAAACATTAAACGGATAATCAAATATTGCTTTTAAATACGCCTTTGTCATGCGCCCTTCAATTGCGATATGACAAAAAATACTTTGCCGATTCCAGTTTTCGTAAATCACGCCTGCAATCGTTACCCCATCTTTTTGTAAACCAATTGCACTTGACCCTTCTGCAAAGAACTCGCCTGCTATTCTTTGTGCGACCCAATGGCCTATTTCAGCGCCTTGGACTATATGCCAGCCCAACCTTGTTGGTAAACAATGTCCGTCGATGCCCATAGAATTGTCGTTCCTTGAGATGCAGATTTAAACTGTGTTGCAGCGCAATATCCAATCCCAGTCACGCCTTGCCAATTGTTTGTGATTACCGTATCCGTTGCCCAATACGCCACATCCCATAGCGCCGTATCCCATTTGGCAGATACTTGTGGGCTAAAACTTAGCGCCGCAGTTGTGTCTGCTAAATCAAAATCCATGTTTAAACCAATGAAGATTGACGGTGTGCCGTTAGTAAAGATTGACGGTCTAGCTCTTGTAAAATACTTTTTTACGCCACGGGCATCAAAGTAATTAAACGCTTGCAACGAATAACCATTTATATCGCTTGTGTCATCAGCAAAATTGTCATCCCACGCATGAGCGACAAATCCATTTCCGCCCCAATACGGCTCATTACTGAAAACTGTCCAACAATTAGCGTACTGGCCTGTAAAGTTGCACCAAGATTTAGTAATGTTATTCATTACATACTGTTGTTGTTGCCCTTCAGCAACAGGCACGTTAATCGTCAAGGCATTATGTTGCGGGTCAAATGTCAAGTCCCACCCAAAATTACCGCCATAAACTTGCGTTGCAGTTGTAAATGCGCCTTGAATCTTGTCCGATAAAGCTATTCTTGGATCAAGTCTGGATGATTGTAGGCTTGCGGCAAGTGGATAAAGACCGTTGTAAGTCAAAACAAGTATGTCACCACCGTACTTCATCAGACAACGCTTGCCAACAGGCTTACCAAGCCTCCAAACGCCTATTAGCGCCCATTTTGTAGCATCTGAGGGGTCAGTACCCGCCCAAACAATAACCTCGCCATTGGACGTTATAAACACTAGGTTATCGTCTACGCCGTAGCCTGCATCAAGCGTCCACGTTGCAACCGCAACAAGATAGCCGCCAAGTTGAGCAACCGAACTCATGTCAATTGCGGCAGCTGCGCCTGAAATGCTTAAAGTAGGCAGATACCACGCTTTAAGAGTCGAGGCTTGCGTAAACCAAACCTGATTTTTGAACGTGGTGATGTTGCTTAACGTGGCTGCTGTCACGCCAGTAATAGACGGGTTTGACCAAACTGAACCGTTGTACAGTAACGGCGCATCCACGCCATTGACCGCCATGATGTATCCACCAGCGGGAGTTGTGACGTTAACGTATTCCCATTTAGCGTTAGTCAATCCCGTTCTGACAGCTGCGCCTACCGCACCGCCAAGCGTACAGTCGTAAATCGACGTTCCCGCAATAGCAAACAGTTTGTCACTTGCACCGGACGAGTATGATAAAAGCGACTGTACTTGACCTGTGATGCCTGTTGAATATTTTGTATATCCGCCACGCAACACTACGTTGTTTACCGTAGGAAACAAGTTAGTTAGCTGAACGGCATCGAGCGTATCCATGTTTGCAATGGAATCCCGCACGTTCCAACCACCGATAGGCGCTGGTAAAGACTGGACGCGAGCTGCCGTGCCTTGGACAAGTCGGTTGGGCGCAAGCATTAGTTTGTTCCGTAGCCAGTATCGGGAATGTTATCGTAGCCAATCAAGACTGTGCCTGGTCGTGGTGCAAACGACAAGTTAGCCGCCGACATATCCTGCGCCCGAACAATCTCAAATTCCTCAAGATAGTTACGGAACATGGCTGTCGTATCAAAGCCTTTAGCCTCAAAATACTTGAGTTTCGTAGCCAACACCATCAGTCGGTCAGGATAAATGCAAGTATCGGTGTCAACGGTAAATGAAGTCTTGACTGTTCCTGTTGACGATAATGCCCAACCGTTTGATCGGTACTCGTAGCCAAGAAGTTCGTTGGTGGAAACGCCAGGCCAGATCTGAAAGTATTTTCCTAACAAACGCCACCGTATGCGTGGGCCAGTCGAGATAAACCCTGAGAGCAACCATTCCCATTGTTGTGGACTTTCCGGCCCTAGCATTTCCCAATGCTTGCTGAGATCCCACATAGTCCTTGGGACAGCCGATTCGTAATCTGAGGGTAAGGCATACATCACCTTTTCAAAGGTAATCGTAGCGCCTACATATGTTCCCGTTGAGGGTAGGTTTACCGTTACTTGCGTACTTGAATCAACCGATTCAATGTAGCAAGCGTTTGAAATACCGTTGCCCACGACTTGATACGTTGTATCTAAGCCTGCGGTACTTGGAATGTTTGTAATGGTGTAAGTGTTAAGCGTTACATCGCCCGTTGTTTGAGTGTATTCACTCGTAAACGTGTAGCGTTTGGTTAATTCCCGCCAGTCGTGCCTACGCAAAAACTCGTAGCCAGCTGCGTTCATCAGCGCCAAGATTTGAATTACATCTTGGTTAGTATTCGATGCCACAGTAGTGGGCGTTGATACCCCAAGTTCGTTAGTGACTTGGGTTACTAGCTGTAGCATCGTTGATGACATTTATTCCTCTTTGCGTGGCCTCCCAACCTTCTTTTCTGACATTTGAGCCATCAAAGTTGCCATTTGCTCTTTTACTTCAGCAAGCTCTCGCTTTGTATGCTCAATCTCTGTCTGACTAGAAGATTGGTTTTTAACTGATAAATAACGCCTAGCGTGTTCTCGCAAACCTACCGCCCCCATGCCAATTCTTTGCAATTGACCATCAGATGCGGTAGCAACTTGTTCAACGGTCTGAAACTTAAAGATTTGCAATTCTGCCATTTGCATATCACTAAAGTTTTCAGGATCGTCGCGTACCCAATCTTTCAGCGGCACACCGATTACGTCGGCGTTGTTATTCTGCATCTGAAAGTGCAACCATTGGCGAGGAAAACGCCGTTTGTGATCTTCCCGAACGGGTTGGTCAACAACGGAGGTTTTGTCCCCTGGCACTATGATTCTAACAAACGGCTTTTCTTTGTACGGTTCTTTGTCGTAAACGTAAAATTCAACGTGCAAATGGTTGTCTGCGCTGTGAATATCGCTGTCTAAGCCCAATTTATGCCCCTGTGATTGAAACCCATGTGGTTGCGGAAGTTGCTGCTAAAAGAATGGTTTTTGCTGTTGCAACAGTTACGCTTGCCGCAGCTGCGTTAATAGTGCTGCTTGTATTATAAGGATAAACGGTAATCGTTTGACCTGAATCATTGCGAATAATGACTTGTGCGCCCATTTCAGTCGGTGGCAGTTTAACGCCAGTCGAGGCTGCTGAAGTGGTCAGCGTATTAAGCGACACATTTAGCTGCAAAGCGTCTGAAGCCGTTGAACCAAGTGCGACTAAGCCAACAACACCGTCACCGCAAATAGTTTGAGCAGATAGTGGCGAGTTTCCTGCGCCCATAATTCTGGATGGAAATGTCATAATTGTCCTTTAAGTTGATTTACTCATTGCTTTTGCCATTTGATGCAAAAGCCCATCGCCACACACTTCAATCGTAACGTCATCAAAACCCGCTACAACATTCTGAAAATCTGTCACCTGTTGTGCCATCCACGGCGCACATTTGTACGTCACATCGTCAATCATAGCGTCAATCACACGATCTGCGTTATTACTTTCTTGTTTATAAGCATGATGTCTGCCATCTCGATAGCTTGAATCCATGCCAAATAAGAAAATACGCTTGAAACCCTGTAACTTTGTCAATATTAACGACAAAATGCCAACAGTTGTAAAACCGCCCATTAAGTGAACTGGTCGAGCCTTTTCATGCTCAAGCAACTCATAAACGCCAGGCGTATTAGCGTGGACTAACACCACTTTGTAATGCGCCAAAGCATCAAAGACAGCCTCGTCGCATTGGCTAGTAATGTAAAACGTAGTCTTTGCATAGGGTTTTTGCACAAATCTTACGTTCTCAGGTCTTGCGTCAAGCATCACCATTGCGTCTGGAATAATGCCTTGCCCAACCAAATAATCGTAAGAACCGTTCATTGCCCAAACTTTTGCGCCGTTTTGGTGACGGACTTTTAACTGGTCAATCGTGTCAACCAGACTTGGCCCACCACCAACAAGACAGACGCTGCCTTGGGATGACTCGTCAAAATCAAACCAAGGCAGCGACCTTTTTACGGATCGCTGCACATTACCCAACAAAACGTCAGGCTCTGTGTTTCCAACTACATCAAGTACAGCTTCAATCATTTAGGTGATTTGTGACTGGAGATGTGGACGGTTAATCGTCACGGTAATGGTTGAAGTCGTGGAAGTAACGGTTGTCAAGTTTGCCGAACGAGCAGCAACAACTTGCAAACCAGCACTTGCCAAGACTTTTACACGACCAGCTGTAGCCGACAAGAACAGAGTGACGTTAGGTGCAACGGTCACAGCAGTTTTCTTGATGACTGCATTACCAGCAATTTGATACCAACCGTAAAGACCAGCTGTGTTAGCCGACATAGCGACTGCAACAGGTACGTCTTGAACGGCGGTGTTGACAACCAAAGTTGTTTGGTAAGTTGTAGCGTTGTATCGCACAACAGAACCAACAACAGTCGATGCCACACCTAGCAACAGGATGAACTCACCCTCGCCGTAAGTTGGATCAGAAGCACGAACAATGTTGCCCAACATACTAGGTGGCGTAGGGATAACTGTGCCGCCTGCTGTAGTTGTGCCAGCGTCCGTTTGATCGATATTTAAAACCCCGATTCTAGGTTCGTCAAAAGTGTAAGCCATGATGGGTTTCCTTTAAGCGATCAGAACGCCGCAAAATTGCGGGCCTGAAGATGTAAGATTTCCACTAAAGCCAATTAGCTTGACGATTGCGTCCTGATTGACAGCCTGTCGCTCTCCGCCAATTGGTACGAAATTACGGTCAGCGTGTGGACGGAACATCATGTACTTGGTGTTCAAGAACCACATATGGTTAGCAGTTGCATCGTTACCGATACCACCGTCGAGAACTACATCTGATGCCATGCCTGCGCCGTAGTATTTCAACGATGCAAAGCCTGCGCCAGCTGACGAATTACCACCGTCTGTGATACGTTGAATTGACTGCAACGATTGCAAATACAGCTTGTAATAGTTGTTGTCGCAAACGATCAGATCAGGTTTGTCAGTTCCACGAATCAACTTAACAGCTAGAGCATCCATGTATGCTTGGATGTTCGATGCCGAAACAGCAGAGCCGCCATCGGTTACGCCTGAGAACTTAGACGAACGCCAGAACGAGAAAGTCGCACGGTTGATTCCACCATACGTTCCTGTGCTTGGCGCGTCGGGCACGGCCAAACCGAGTCCGGTTAAATTTTTTCCGGAGTTCCCTGTACCGTCTAGGTAAATGTCACCCGAAATACGGTTAGCCAACTGAGCTTCAGCAACCATCATACGACCATCTAGCAAGTCGATGATTGCTTCTTTACCGCTGTTCTGAATCATCTCCAATCCGCTGATCGAAACTGCCGATGCGTACTGGGTGATGCTGAACTGTGCCGCACTACCAAATGTTCACAAGAAGTCGTTAATTTCTTGCCGCCCTTTCGGACTGCTGCATATTTCTATGCAGAGCAGACTATCTCACAACCCCGTAGGGTTCTTTGCACTTCGAGCCACTTGGCTCTACGGGTAGTCACACCCTAGTCGTTACACCTTCCCATCTCTGGGCTTGGCTCGGTATTGTCTTCAACTTAATGGTCAGAGTTTCACCGAATTCACAAAGTTATTCAATGCAGATTACTCTGCAAGGCCACTAATTCGTCAATGGGACTGTTTTGCGAAACATTTAAAACTTCGTAACCCGAATATGAGTTAGTGTTGTCCGTTGCGCTGTCGTTATACATGATCTCTTGCAAAATCACGTTACCGCCAGAGAATGTCTTTACGTTGCCACGTTCTTTGAGGCGGCGCAATAAAGCATTGTTGTTTGTCACGTTATCGGCAAGTTCACCCGTGCGGCTTTGAATGTTAGTCGCAATGATGTCCGAAATTGAGCTATTGGCAAATGCCATAGTAATCTCCAATTAGGTTATCAAAAACGCTCGTTCATGTTATCAAATTGCTCTGACAATAATGAGCGCCTATCTTGCGCTTTGGTTGCCGTTGCCGCCCCTGGTGTGGAGGACTTAACGCTGACCGCTGCCGCCCGAGCCGCTTTCGCTGCCCTATTCGATTGTTCCCGTTTTTCAGCGTTTTGCGTACCTTGTAGGGTTTGCTGCTGCTTATTGAACAGGTCGTTATCTAGGCGTATTGCTTTTTGGTACGCATCATCCAAGTCTTGAGCCACGCCGCTGTTTAGCAACTGGATCATCGTTGGTCGTGCTTCCTCAAAATACTCTGCTTTTGCTTGAAACTGGTTGATTTCACTCAAAAGCGCTTGATTCTGAGCAGTTTCCTGCTGTTGCTTCCAATTTAGCACTTCACCTCTGACTTGTGCAAGCTCATTTTGAATAGCGTAAAAGTTGGGATCAGTAGGCTGAAACTGAGTTTCGCCCATATTGATGCCGTATTGCTGCGCTAATTGGGCAAAGTAAGCCTGTTTTTGCTGTGGTGAGCCGTGGCGCAAGACGTTATCAGCTTCCATCAAGGCTTTGACCGCTTGTGGTGCTTCAATGCCTAATCCACGGATGTTGTTCATGTACGGCTCAATGGCTTGCTGCATTTGGTCAGCATATTGAGCCTTAGAAAGCAAAGGCTGAACGCCTGCCTTCATTTCTTCTTCCCGTTTCCAAGCGTATTCTTTGAGCTTTGGATCTGCCGTTGTCCATGCCTCGTGGTAGTCCTTCTTCCACGATGCTGGAGGACGTTCCCAGACGGGAGGCTCTGGCGCTTCGAGATCGGGTTCGGCTTGCGTCTTGACTAGCTCGACTGGTGTTTCATTCTGAACCTCATCGAACTGCTGTGACAGTAATTCTCGACGATCTGGCTGTTCAGTATTTTCCAATTTATACCCCTTTAGGTAAATTTACGGCGTAGTTGTGTAAGAACTTGATTAGCTTGCTTATGCGTCATGTTCGCCAGCTGCTGCCGCATGACCTCTTTGCGTGTGTCTATCGGTGGTGGCAACTTGGTTTCCATCTTTTCGTTACCCACCTCAATGCAGCCATGCTGTCGCAAATGGTCACGATGTACCGAACGGCTTGTAATCATTGAACCGTCAATCATGGATTTGTAAGGTGCAATGTCAGGCATGACCATTGGGCCAAGGCTCTCATAATGTTCTTTTGAGCCTTTTTCGACTAATTCACCATTAACGTATATGTAAGTTTTTTTCATATCAAAGCTAAAACGTCCTCATCATCCATTTCTATGTGTTCGTTATAAATCCTGTTTACTCGATCTAAATCAGCCAACATTGCGTCGTAATCAATGACCGCTGGCGCTTGCGCTGTAGCCTCAATGACAAACGGCTCTGCAATTTCCTCTGCGATTCTTGGCTTACCCTCAACTATTTGCTCAAATAACGCTAAAACCTCATCTCGTCTTGCTTTTGCCTTATCTGCCTCTGCTTTGCGGTAGGCATCTTCCTCTTTCTTGCGTTTACCGCCATCGTGCATATCCATCTCGACGATGACAG